CTGCGGCTGAAATTGCGTAAATTTGATCGCCTGAGTTACACCACAACTGACGGCTTGCGCCAGTAGCAATCTTGATACCTTGTGTTGCTCCTGATGTTGTAATCGCTGCATCGCCAATCCAAATGACAGCAGTATCCAAGTTGTCAATGTAAACAGGGACATTTTGGCGATTACCTGTTGGAACAGTAAACACAATTTGTGCTGATGTTCCTACGGTGTTATTTGTTTGAACTAGTGCCATTTATTTCTCCTAGAGGTTTGATTGTTATTCAGGTGTATCTAATTGATCGCTTGATGTATCTACTACATAAGGTGCAAGGTCGCACATACAATTTGGGTGAGCGGGAGGTTCTGTATCTCCTGATGGGAATATTTCGTCAATGCCTATTGGTGAGGCATCGGCATTTTCTTGACAATCTTCGCAACCCACGGCTACCAACCACTCAACTTGTTCTACACCTGAGTTTTGATAATCCTCGCGAGCTGCAACTGATACTGCTCGACTCATTTCAGTTTGAGCAATAATTAAAGCTTGTTGAGGGTCATTTATTTGCTTATCAACAAGAATAGATACTTGGCGAGGCGTTATGCCTTGAGCGATAGCGTTGCCAAGAACTGTGCCGATACGGTCTAACTTTGTGTTAGAAATGCCATCAATAACTATTGCTCTGCGGTCTAACAAAGTTTGTAACCCGCCTGATGGTTTAATTAGCTCTGCTGCTGCTTGGTTACCTGGCTTCCAAGTATTCCAATCCACAATCCCCACTTCAGGTGCCTTTTGTAGCCCTTTAAGAGTTTGTTGAGCCGCTACTGTGCCTAATACCCAACCATCAGCGTATAAAGGTTTGAGGGCATCTAAAAGGTATTTTTTGTTAGGCGTAATACTTGCTAAAGCCCAATCGCGGGCTTGCTGTGTAGTTGTTGAAGTTGAACCAATGTGAGAATGAAACCATTTTTCAACAATGTCATCTGCGTTAAATGCCTTCTGAAAGCCTCTACGAATCTTGTCTGCGTGTTTAGCGGCTATGCGAACTTTCGCCCCGCTCGCTTGCCATAGCATTACAATCCTAAATAGCGTTCAGCGTACCAACGCGCTCCATCAAGGTCTTTTTCCTCAATAAACTTATTGAGAACCTCAGCGTAGGCATGGTCAAGATGTTCAAAGATAAATGGGCGCAAAGGCGTTCCATGACTAACAAAACGCATAAACTTTTTGACTTCTGTTCGCTCAGGCGTATCAGGAACTTCAGGCTTTGGCGCTTCGGTAGCTGATGGCTCGTTATCTTGAACGCCACTAGCATCTAATGAAGTACCCGCAGCAACCACTCCTTCAGGAGTAAAGAGATACACAGATTGTCCAGCTACAAGCATTGGCATATCTGCTTCAGGTGAGTCAATAAGAGGCTGTCCGTTTTCGGCGCGGTGCTCGTTCAAAGTCATACCGCCGTTGCGAACTTCAACATCATCACGCTTTGCTTGTTGTTCCGTGTCGTTGCGTGTTGCTGCCATAAACTTAAATTCAAGCTCACGAGGCATAGCCAAGAAAGAGTGAGAAAGATTTGTAATAATTTTTGCTAACCATTGTTGTAATGGTTCTAGTCCTAGTTGATGACCCGCTTCCGCTTCTGCCTCTTGGTGACCTGAAGATCCAAGTCCACCTTTTTGACTAAAACCAATTTCACTTGGCAATACGCCAAAGTGACCGCAAATAGAAGTGACTAAGTAATGATCAAATACATCACTAAACTTTTCGCCATAGCCTGATAACTGAACAGCTTTAAGTCCTGCTGGCATGATACGCGCGCGTTTGCGTTGCTCGGTTTGCCCAGCTAGATCGTCATTGAGAATGTTCTCGTATGCGCGAAGCAACTCAGGGTTATTACCAAAAGTTGCGTCTGTTTCAAAAATCATTTCAGGAACAACGCCGTCTGTATATTCAGCGCGTATCCATTGCTGACGGCGTAAATAAATATCAGCAACCATTAAGCAACGCTCAACAGGTGAATAGCCATATACTGTCCATGTACGGCGGTTCAAAATGTTGTACACAAGCTGATCTGAAGTAAATTCACCGTCAGCTTCAGGCGCATCATCTGTAATACCAAATTCTGTGCGAGGGAAGCCGTAAAGAATTTGTTGATACGCTGGACCCTCTTCGGGAGTTGGTCGGAAACCTAAATCATTGATAAGTGGCTTGATAGTTGAACCATCTAATACTTTGAAACCAAGTAAATCTCCACCAACGGTTTTTTGTGGCCATAAAGCCCAAGCATCTAGGACAAGCACTTCCTCTAAACAAAGCTTAATCCAGTCTGAAAATGTTAAACCTTCTTGAACATCAGGCATCTTCCAAAAGTCCGTAAGGCGGTCAATTTCAGGAGCAAACTTCTCACGAGCCTTATCCATAGCTTGAAGATGATTGCCACCTGCTTCGGAAATAATTTTTTCGCTTGCTGAGTCTGAGATAACAATATCCCAATCAAGGGCAGCAACCTTAGCTTTAAGGACTTCCACGCAACGGCGAATAATGTCAATTTGATCAGCAGCAGCGCGAAGTGTCTTGAAAGGAACAAGGCGTGTTTCTGTAATGTTGATGTTCTGAGCAACAAGAAATTCATAACGGCGTGGGTCAGGGCGGCCTCTTTCACCAAGAGGGTTGATCGCACCTGGTACTAAAGGAACGCCAGGAGAGAACGGCACATTGGCGATATTAGAATCGCGTGGAAGTGGAACCTGTGTGCCAAAACCTTGATTTTGGTTAATAGCTTGGTTACGCATCTGTGTTTCTGTCATCGCAACTGAACCAGTTGGGAGTGTTGGGGCTTTAGTAATCTCTGCCGCTACTCGCGCAGCGATACGGTCAAGCAGACCCATAGTTTCTCCTTATGTTATCGAACCCAAATCATCCCAACATCAGCAGTTGGGCGTAGGTTTGCTACTTTCCATCCATGCGATTCCCACGCGCGGGCGCGAGCATCAATTTGTCCTTGTAGTAAATCTGCAAAATCAATCGGCAACCAATCATCATCAGGTGGAAATTGAAGATGATTTTCAATGAACCGAATTGAAAATTCTGTGTAGCCAAGTGAGGCTAAGTAATCTAGTTGCTTGCCATGTTCGGCAAGCGTGGCGTATGTCCACTCAAAGGTGATTATGCCCATCTTGCGGGTCATGCCTTTGAATACCGACCATTCAGCGCCTTCAACATCTATTTTGATGAGATCAGGCTCGCCATACTTATCAGCCAAGGTATCTAGCGTGATTGTTGTAACTTGCGTAGTCCAAAACTCTTTACCTGCGTATGGCATTGTGTCTGCCGTCAGCCAGTCTTTATTGAGGGTACTTAGCCCATCTTCGGCTGCTTCGTAGAACTCTACGCGGTCATAGTCTTTGTCAGATACGGCGTATTTAAGCGGTATGACATTTGGGTTGTAGATAAAGTTCTTGACTAGCTCGCGGTACATCCGTGAAGGCTCTATGGCAATTACTTTGTAGCCGAGGTTTAGACCGGCAACTGTGGCATCGCCTCTGTTAGCACCTATATCAAATAATACGGGCAAGGTTATCTTCAACCGCTTGGCGGTATTCAGGCGCTATATCCATCTCAAGCAATCGTTGAAATGTGCTGACAGATTCGTTTTTGCGACCAATCCACCAGGCAGATACGGCCCGCTCAAACATTAGGCAATATGTCCCGTGATAATCAACATTATCAGGAAGCGGTGTGTTAATGGCTTGATTGCCACCCATACGCGCCCATGTGTAACACTCTTGCCAATTTTGTTGGCGTTCGTGAAACCTAGCCATCCAAAAGTACGCTTCAGGGCGATAAGGCAAGTAGCTTACCGCTTGAAGGATGCAGTTGGAAACTGTGTGGAGTCTGTCGTTCTGCTCTTCAAAGCATTTAGCAAGTTTAAGAAGTGACACATAGACAAGGCTAGGGTGTGAATCCTTGCCGTACTCAGCAGTTCTTAAATAGAACGATACTGCGCTCGCTGTTTGCTTCTCTTTATCGTATGCCTGGGCAACTTGAAAGTTTAATTCAGGATTAAAAGGGTCATGCGATAAATCTACAATGAGGGCTTCAATGCTCATAGCGCCTCCGCAATCATGTCCTCAACAATAGCGCGAGGAACTCGAAGCACAAAAGCGGCATTATCTTGAAATCCAAAGGATACAAGTAGATCGCCTTCATACTCAGCAGCCCCTACGCAAAACTCAATCCGACCATCTAGGAAGCTAAACGGCTCAGGCGATATGCCAACAAGGTTTAGATCGTCATCATATACGCAAAGTCTGTGGCGATAAATGCCATCTTTTTGTATGAGGTAATTCTTGAATAAATCTACTTCGTGAGTGATAGCGATATACACGCTACCCCAACGGATAAGCTGGGAACCGCCACGCTGGTCTTGAGAAGGCTGTACGCCTTGCTTGAGCGATACTTGCTCCGCCATTGTGCCTTCTGCCTTCATTACTTCAAGCGGGCTATGCCACTTAACAAAATGAAAAGGCTTGTCGAGTATCGGCATCCAGTTCTTTTCACAATATGACTGTGATGGAACTTCTATGCGTTCGCGGGAAATCTCTTTGATAATCCAAGCGTTTTTGTCTATGGATACCTTGCTTTTCTCCATACGACCTACGCCGTTAGTTGTAGTGTCGCGCCTAACGCCTATGAGGTAGTAGTCATCCCAATATACAAGGCGAGCATCTTCAAGTCCTACAAACTCCCAAATAGGTTGATGTAGCTTTAGCATTTCTACCTTGGCGCAATCTGTTACTTCAAGATTGCTATTGAGTCTGACCACATAATTGTCGGTAACAAGTCGTTGATCTTTTTCGGGATGTAGATAAGCTAGTGGCCCCCAACGAGAGGGAAAGCGTTGCTCATTCTCTGAGTGATATAAAATGTAATTAACTACACGAACATTGACAAGAATATCGCCGTCAGGGTCAATAAAGACCGATGGGTTCATCCCGCCAAATGTATTAGGTATAGCTATCGGTGCTAATTTGCCACCTTGTCCAACCGCCTTTTGGACTAAATTCATTATTCTTCTAAGGGTGTTTCTGTATCTAAAACAAAGGTGCCCGTACATTCGCAATTAGTCACAATTTGACCAAGATCAGGTTCTCTTTGTTCAATATATCCGCGACCACAAGAATCACATTTGTATTCATAACGAATTGCCATTGTTTATCCCTCTCTTAATAATATAAATAAAGAATACCAGCACCGCCAGTACCGCCAACACCGTTGTTTCCAGAGCCACCGCCACCGCCTCCACCTAAACCGCCATTGCCGCCAGTTGTTCCTGAACCGTCAGAACCAGCAGAGGCATATCCCGCTCCACCGCCTCCAGCACCAAAAGTTAATCCTGAGCCAGTTGAACCTGCACCACCCGCTCCACCAAAACCAATTCCACCAGCACCACCAGTCATTGTTCCAGTAGGAGATGTAGCGGTGCTATTAGCGCCAGCGCCGCCTCCACCAATTAAACCTTTACC